AATCTTACATCGAAGTTCCAGAATCCAAAGTTGATCTTGTTGATGATCTTGCTGAGCAGGTAATTGCTCTTGAAGAAAAACTCAATGAAGAAACTGCTACTATCTTGGAAATGAGATCCTACACGCAAAATCTAGAGCGTCAGGCAATTATTGCTGAAGCTTCAAGAGATCTTGCTGGAACTCAAGCCGATAAACTAACTAAACTTGCAGAATCAATTGATTTTGAATCATCTGAAGCATTTTCTGCTAAAGTAGATACTCTTGTAGAATCTTACTTTTCAGAACAACCTCAAGTAGAAGTTGAAACTTCTACACCTAGTCAATCAATCACCGAAGCTAATGATCTCGATGATGACGAGGAAGTTGTAACAAGTGCACGGATGGATCAATATCTAACTGCAATCAGATCAAATAACTAAGGAGACAAAAAGATGTCTAACACATACAAATCTCTCACTGAAAAGTGGGCACCCGTCCTGAACGAAGCTTCAGCTGGCGATATCGGCGATAGCTACAGACGTTCTGTAACTGCTGTTGTTCTTGAAAACCAAGAAAAAGCTCTGCAAGAAGCACGTTCTGCTCAGCAAGGTTACTTGACAGAAGATGCTCCAGGCAATAGCACTGGTTCTATCGACAAATGGGATCCAATCCTTATTTCGCTCGTACGTCGTGCAATGCCTAACATGATGGCATATGACGTCTGTGGTGTTCAGCCAATGACTGGTCCAACTGGCCTGATCTTTGCGATGAAATCACGTTATGGTAAAGGTGCAACTTCTTCTACAGAAGCTCTGTTCAACGAAGCCGATACTAAGTTCTCTGGCGATTCAGCTGGCGGCGCAATGCCTGCTGATGGTTCTGGTCTCGGAACTACTGATGGTACTGCTGGTACTGCAACTACTCTGGACGATGAGCGTACAACCACTATTAATGGCGGTATGATTACGCCAAATGGTGAAGGTCTTGGAACTACTGGCGTTCAGCCAGCTTCTGCTTTCAATGAAATGGGTTTCACCATTGAGAAAGCAACTGTATCAGCCAAAACACGTGCATTGAAAGCAGAATATTCGCTTGAACTCGCACAGGATCTGAAAGCAATTCACGGACTGGACGCTGAAAGCGAACTGGCCAACATTCTTTCAACTGAGATTCTTGCTGAAATCAACCGCGAAGTAATTCGTACAATCAACAGCCAAGCTAAAATGGGTGCATCTACTGCTCAAACCGCAGTAAATGGTATCTTCTCGTTGAAAGACGATGCTGATGGTCGTTGGAGTGTTGAAAAGTTCAAAGGTCTGATGGTTCAAATCGAACGTGAAGCTAACGCAATTGCAAAAGAAACTCGTAGAGGTCGTGGTAACTTCATCATTACTTCTTCTGATGTCGCTTCTTGCTTGTCCGCAACTGGTATGCTCGATTATGCACCAGCTCTGAAAGACACATTGACTGTTGACGATACTGGCAATACTTTTGCTGGTGTTCTTAACGGACGTACCAAAGTCTATATTGACCCATATGCAACTGTTGATTATATCACTGTTGGATACAAAGGTACCAATGCTTATGACGCTGGCCTGTTCTATTGCCCATATGTACCGCTGACTATGGTCCGTGCTGTTGGTGAGAATGATTTCCAACCACGTATCGGGTTCAAAACTCGTTATGGCATGGTTTCGAATCCATTCGTTGATACAGGCAACATGCAGGGTCGTGATGGTCTTGCTGCTGTAAAAACCAACCAGTACTACAGAATCTTCCGCGTTGATCACATTCTTGACGCAGCGTAGAATTAATTAAAAATAAGGAGGGGATTAAACCCCTCCCAACTAAGCTCCACTTCGGTGGGGCTTTTTTTTTCATTTTTTTCATAAAAAGTGAAAATAAGCCTTTACATTTGCTAAAAACTAGTTTATAAAGGTATTAACAAAGGAGACTACCAAATGAAGCAGATCATCTCAAACCTAGAAAAAGTCTTTACTGATCTTGATAAAAAATTCATTGATGGTCAAATCGAATGGGCCTTAGGGCGGAAAGCAGCTCTTAAAGAATGGCGTATGGATAACATCCTTGGTTATCACTATAGCGCAAAAACAAACGAAGGTTACAAAAATTGGAATAACGATAGCTGGGGTTTCTACGAAGAAATGTTTCGGATTTGTGGTGGTAAAGGTCATTATAACACACTTTCTCAAAATAACGATGCAGGAATTGCTCAGGTATTTGAAAAGAACTGCAAAAGAACAATCGAATCAAGAAATGCTAAAGTAGCTCAAAAGCTAGAAAAATTCGGTATCACAGAAGTTAAAGACTCAAATATTTCTAAAACCTCAGACGGTTTTCACGGAGTTTTTAATGTAGAAACAGACAAAGGAAACAAGCGGATTGAAATCGATACAATCTTAGCTGGCGGATATAACATCCAATGTCTTCACCTTCGCACTCTAGTAAAAATGAAGAAATAAAAAGGATATACACTATGTGGACACTCAGAGGACAATTCAGCGTTAGGCAATTCGATGAAACTACAGGAAAACCTAGAACTGAAGGTCCTCTTGAGTGGTCTGCAATAACAGTCGACACTCAAGAGGAAGCTGAAGAATGGTGGAAATGTAGAACTAGCACTAATTGCAAAGTCAGTAGAGTTAGTACAATGTTTGATCCACATGGTAATGTTGTTAAAGTATCATTTAATTAATTATAGCTTAGCTATAGATTTTAAATGTAAACGAATTCGTTCATTTCTATCATCTATTCCTTTTTGCACTGCCAGTTGGTATTCAGCAAGTAACTCTGCAGTTGATCCTTCTTCTGGTTTTGCAAATGGCTGAGTAAGGTATGCATCAAAAGGAATATCAGTATTAATTTCTGTTATAGTTTTAGATTCGTAATGATTTATCCAATATACCGTTCCTCTGAGATCAGGCCCTATAGTCCAAGCAGATCCGTCCCAAACTGCACATTCTTTATCTGATAGATCTGGAATAGGAATTGTAGTTGCGTGGGCTGGAATACGATCATTGCCTCCTAAAGGACATGGTTTTGCAATAGTTGTATTGGTATATACCTTAGTTTTTTTATCATAATTATATATTAATGTCATAATTAATTCCTTATATTTTAATGCAGTACATCACTTCAACGTCATTGATATAAGTATCTCTAAAATCTGGAACATTAAAGGTGTTAGTACCATCACCCATTCCGTGTTTAGTGCCAATCGCAGAAAACAAATTTAAATATAATTTTCTATCGATACCTGAACCATCACATTCTAGCCAACCTTTGGGTTCTAGGCCAACTGAGAAAGTCATAATACTACCTGATGGAAGATTAATATTTTCAATTGATTTAGTATTGCTACTAATATTCTCTGCATTAGTAGCAATATTTTTTGTATTAATAGCAATATTTTTAATATTATTATTAATATTAATTATTGCTTTGTTTAATTTTAGTACCGTTACAACTCCGTTATTAGTCATTGTAACATCACCAGACAACGAAGCTGCAGTAAATCCTGCTCCGTTATTAATTAAAATTTGAGTATCTAATAGCATTTTAGATGATGCATCACCAGCTGCAGCATCATCTCTAACTAAAACCGAATTAGCATCCATATCTTGAATTTTAGCATATGTGATTTCATCATCTGGAATTTTGACTGCTGTTATTGCATCATCTGCAATCATTTCATTAAAAACTTGAGTTTCTGTTATAATTCCATTTGCAGTTGAACTTCCAAGAACAGTATTTGCAACAGAGATATTTTGTATTTGAGAATAAAATACTTTATCATTATGTGTCATTGATCACCTTTATTTACATAATTAATTATTCAGGTTTATCTGGCCAAGTTACATTTGTAGGAAAACCTTCTTGCGCTGGCAAATCTCTCAATGCTTGTCGATAAGTGCGCCACTCATCTGTTATGCGGTCAGCTAAAGCCATGTAGTCAGACGCCACTAGTAATGCATCCCGATCCGCTCGTACTTGTATTGCGTTTGCTACCACAACACTTTCCTGAAAGTCAGGCCAATCACTTATGTTTGCAGAATTATCAAATACTGCACCAAGACCTGTTTCTTTGTTATAAAATATTTTAGACATTAGTTTATCCTTACTAGTATATTATATTGTATAATATAGTCTAATTGAACCGTTTGCACCATCACCAGTCACTACAGTTGTTGTAGTAGTACCGCCGAAAGCAACGTGTGTAGCACCGCCTCCACCACCTGGAAATCCACCGTTTACACCATCTACATTTGTAGTAGATGCAGCTACACCATCACCTGCGTAAGTTGAGACACCAAAGGCGCCAGCGCCGGCATTTCCTGTCATGCCTTGTGATGCACCACCTGCAAATTGTTCAGTAGCAGGAGTAAAGCTTGTATCTGCGCCAGCTCCTGAACCACCACCAGTTACATCCCAACCAGCGGATATATCATTTTCACCTGGCCTTGTCCACCAAATTATCTGTCCACCGCCGCCAGTAGAAGCACCTGAGTTAGCCGCTATTCCGCCTTCGCCGCCACCAGCTGTATATATTGTACTACCAGTTCCTATGGTTGTAATAGTAGTATT